GCATGACCAACTTTCATACCTCCCATAGGTATTCCCATCCTTCGGGGTGGGCTTTTTATACGAGAGGGGCGGGTTGCACTCCTCCTTCGCGGCTCGTCTCTCTCACCTAATATGGCTTTCCGAATATCAGAGGAGGAGTGGGAAGCGTTATTTGATGAGCCGCCTCATCTGTTCAAACTGTATGCCTCCATCCGCAGGGTGATGGATTACCGCACTGGCATTGCCGGTCAGAGACGCCGGATCTCTGAGCCGATGTTGCATGAGGTGTTGGTAGAGGGGCACGTCCAGGGGCGCAACAACAGAAAGCGCTGGCCAACCAGGGAGACGGTGCGTTCTGCAGTTCGTCGCCTGGAGAAGTTGGGGTTGCTATCACGCAGGGAGAATCTTGTTTTTTACCTTCCAAAAGCGGATACGCGGGCAACCGTCTCGGAAGTGAACAACCAAAGAGCAACCATTGAAAGTTTCAGAAAATCAGATGCTTACAGGCAAAGAGAGCGGAAGAACAACCAACCTCTGGGTCTGGTATCTATACATACTACATACAGTAATTCTAACAATAGGGGCGGTAAGAAAGCTCCAGCAGAGAGGACGGCAGATGCAGGACAAGAATATCTCGAACGCAAATACGGCAACATCATCCAGGGGGAATTTGGAGAGTGAGGCAATGGATCGAATGATGGTCAAACTCTGGGAGAGGCTGGCAGAGATGTACGGCCCTCGATGGGTGAGCAGTTATGGCGAGCCAGGGGGCAAGGCGTTCCAGACCTGGAGCCGTGCCCTCAAGGATGCGTCACCATACAACATCAAGCGTGGTCTCCACCGCTGTCTGCGCAGGGATGAGCAGGGGTGGCCACCAACCTTGCCAGAGTTTTTGGGGATGTGTGAGGCACACACTCATCCGTCGCACCGTGTCGCATTAACGCATGAACCAACGTATGCAGCGCCGGAGGTAGCCGAGGCGGCCATGAAAAGAATCAGGCAGATGCTCGAGGGCGCAGGTGTGGTCTGCCATTCAGGAGGAGATGCCAGAGCTGGCAGAGTTCATGGTGGCCATGCGTGAGTTCGGTACGCCGGTGCGCCTGGTTGAGTTGATAATCAAAGGGGAGAGGTTGAGATGATAGATATTAGCGTCAAGGACAACATCAAGGAGGTGGAGCGACAGCTATCCAGACTGCAGCGCAAGCAACTACCATTCGCCACATCGATGGCACTGAACAACACAGCGTTCCAGGCACAGCGGGCACTCAAGAAACAGGCGCCCATGAAGATGGACAGGCCAACAAAGTTCACTGTCAATGCGTTCCAGGTGAAGAAGTCGAGCAAACGTAATCTGGTGGCTACAGTGTTCGTCAATGAGAACAGGGCAGACTATCTCAAGTATCAGATCCACGGTGGCACGCGGGTCGGCAAGGGTAAGGGCACAGGTGTACCGACCAGGCACAAGAAGCTGAACGCATACGGCAACATACCAGGCAGACGATCCGGTCTGGTCAAGGGCAAGAAACAGTTTATCGCTACCATCAAGGGCACGCCTGGTGTGTGGCAACGCTACGGTCGGGGAGGTAGAGCAGTCAAGTTGATGGTGGGATTCGAGAAGCAGGTAACGTACCGTCCGCGCTTCCCGTTCTACAAAATCATCGGCGGGTTAGTACGTAACCGCTTCAAGAAGAACATGGAGGCAGCCATTGTCCGTGCGCTACAGACCAGCCGTTAAGGTACTTCCTAGCCTATCCCATGCGGGTAATTCAAGGGCGCAGTATTTTGTTAGTGCCAGAACCTCTATAAAGGGTTGTTTCTATTGACATGACTACACTACACCAACCCAAACAGGTATTGAATCTGGCACGTTTACTGGCCGATAAAGTGATGGAGATAGCGGCCACAGACGTCTCCTGTTATCAGATTGATGATGCCGTTGCGATTGCTCACCTGTTGATGCGTGAGGTTGAGTATCGGGAGGTTGATATCAATGGATGAGCGGTTGATTGATCTTAACGAAAAGGCAAAACAACGAATCTTTGCGGATCTGGTGGGGGTTGCGCCACAGGCGATCTCGTCTCTGGTACAGGGGTCGATCCTGACCAGGGAGCAGACGATTGGGGAGTGGTTGCTGGAATATACCAAACATCTGCGCAAAAGGGCGGCAGGCCATGTATCGGAGGAGGGTCTCGATCTGGTCCAGGAGCGGGCGGCACTGGCTCGAGAGCAGCGGGAATCTGCGGCGCTGAAAAATGCCGAGATGCGTGGCGAGCTGGTGCGTGCCGAGGAGATATATCGGGAGTTGTACACGTTGACCAGGACGGCGCGCAACGGCCTGTTGACCATTGCTGACCGGATATCGGTAGAGGTTGCTGCAGAGAGTGACCACCATACCGTCCACGAGATGATCGAGAACGAGGTGGAGACGGTGATGGCGGAGATGCTGGAGACCGTGGACGAGCTGGAGCCGGATATTGAGCCGGAGGAAGTAGAGGACGATGCAGCTGGTTGATGGCACCGCCCTGGTCAGACGTGCCCTGGTTGCAGGGTTCAAACCGGATCCGCGCGAGCCAATGAGCAAATGGGCGGATCAATACCGGATGCTCAACCAGACCTATGCTGCTGAACCTGGACGATGGCGCACCGAGCGCACGCCCTATCTGCGAGAGATCATGGATGCCTTTTCACCATCGAGCCGGTGCGAGTTCGTGACGATTATGAAGGGGGCGCAGTTGGGGTTTACCGAGGCGCTAACCAATATGATCGGCTACATCATCCACCGCGCACCAGGGCCAGCAATGATGGTGCAGCCAACCCAAAACCTCGCCAAACGATACTCCAAACAACGTCTGGCCACCATGATTCAGGACATGCCGGTACTCTCTGGCCTGGTGGCCGATCCACGGGCGCGGGATTCCGGCAATACCACACTAGCAAAGGCGTTTGATGGTGGGGTGCTATTTATCGCCGGCGCCAATAGTGCGGCGGATCTGCGCTCGGTGCCGGTGCGTTATCTGTTGCTGGATGAGGTTGATGCCTATCCATACGATGTTGACGATGAGGGGGATCCAATCGAGCTGGCTGTCAACCGTACCAAAACCTTCGCCAGACGCAAGATCCTGATTGGCTCCACGCCAACGGTCAAGGATGTATCACGGGTTGAGCGGGAATATATCAAGGGGGATCAGCGCCGTTATCAGCTACCGTGTCCGCACTGCGAGACTATGCAGGAGTTGAAATGGGAACACGTAAAATGGGAGAAGGACGAGAACAAACAGCACCGGCCAGAGACAGCGATCTATGCCTGTCCGCACTGCGGGGGGGTGATCGAGGAGTACCAAAAACGGGAGATGCTGCAGCGGGGGGAGTGGGTGGCCAGTGCGCCGGAGAACAACTACCGCGACAGCCGAAGGAGTTACCATATCTCGTCGCTCTACTCTCCCTGGGAGTCGTGGGCGAACCTTGTCCAGAAATGGATTGACGCGCAACAGGATCCGCACCTGCTCAAGACCTTCCTCAACACCGCCCTCGGGGAGTGTTGGGATGAGGAGGCCAACAGGGTGGATATGCACGATCTACAACGGCGCGCAGAGGATTACCCGCTGCGCACCATCCCGATGGGTGGCCTGATGGTGACTGCAGGGGTGGATGTACAGGATAACCGCCTCGAGGCGACATTGTGGGCGTGGGGTCGGGGTGAGGAGGCGTGGGCGATTGATTACCAGGTATTCTTTGGCGATCCCGCCTCACCAGCACTATGGGAGGAGCTTGACCAGTATCTATTGCGTGATCTGGAACATGAGAGCGGCTCGGTGGTGCAGTTGCGTGGGGCTGCAGTCGATACCGGTGGCCACCATACCCAGCAGGTCTATGACTTCTGCAGGGTGCGCAAACATCGTCACATTATCGCCATCAAGGGGCAATCTACCCGCAACAAACCGGTGGTTGGACGGCCAACCAATCAGGATATCACCACCAGGGGCAAGACTATACGCGGCGGGGTGCAGCTCTGGCCGGTCGGTTCCGATACTGCCAAACAGGTGATCTATGGCCGTTTTGGGATTGATGAGGGGGCGGGGCGGATGCACTACAGCGCAGAGCTGCCGGATGAGTTCTATGCACAGCTAACCGCCGAGAAGTTGGTCACCAGGTATCACAAAGGCCATCCACGTACCGAATGGGTCAAACCATCACATCGGCGCAATGAGGTATTGGACTGCACCGTTTATGCGCTGGCTGCAGCCTACCATTTGGGGATCAACAAATTCCGCGAGCGGGATTGGGCGGCACTGGAGAATCTGGTGCAACCGGTCAATGGTGATCTGTTTGCAGAGCCAAAAGAGGAGAGGGAACGCCCAGGGGGGGTAGTGGTGAAAAAGGGAGCAAAAGCGGACAGCGTGTCCGCCCGCCCAATGGTACCAATGAGACGACCGCGCGCTGGTGGATTTGTGGGGGCGTGGCAATAGCAAGTGGAATGTGCGCTTGATTATATTGCCAGCTGTTTACGCAAGCGGCTGGAAAAAGAGCTGGAATCAGTAATTATAGAAAGGTTAGTGCGCGAGATTACATCAGATGTTACAGACCACATGGGAGGCTCTGAAGTATACGTAAGAAAACGCCCCCGATCTGCCTTTGCGGAGCGTAATGCAGAAATCAGAGCAGAATTTAATGGACGAAATACACAAGATTTAATGTTTCGACACAAGATTTCAAGGTCTCGAATTTATCAAATCATAAAACAGAAAGTCTAATTTTACCCCTACAAACCTAGACAGACCATTTCATATATTTGTTTTTCTTAACAACCGGAGAAACAAATGGAAAATCTATCATTAGCACAAAGAAAAGCGCTGGCAACCAAAAAAATTGGATATCAGTTTCCAAAAACCCCAGAAGGGAAACTAATGTGGGCGGTAGTGCGGCAGGCGATTGAGGATTTATATCGCCCGCAGTCTGAGTGCACTACAGCACTACGTTATCTAAAAGGCCCAATGTGGCATGCCCAATCATGTGGCGTCGATCCTGATTGGATCAGGTTGATATTACGGAAAATGAAAATCCTGAAATAGTCCAACTTTTCCGCTAAAACTGGACGGCCATATTTTTAATAATAAAAATATGGCCAACCAATTCGACTCGACAGAATATCCCGAAACCGAGCCAACCAGCATGGTTGCAGGGGATCGGGCAGCATGGAAACGCACCGACCTGGGTAGTGATTACGCACCGGCTTCCTACTCTTTGACATACAAGGCCCGACTCGAGAGCAGCGGGTCAACAG